GACGATGTTAAAATGTTCCGTGAACAAGTTGCTGACGCATTGATGGTACCTCCTTCTAGATGGCAATCTGCTGAAGGTGGTGGTTCACCATATTCACAGGGTGTAGAAGGCTTAACATTGGAAGAAGCTTCTTTCCAAAAACTAAATAAGAGATTGAGAAGAAAGTTTGCCGATATAATCTACCAGGTCTTTATGGTACATTTACAGGTTCGTGGATATGATAGTAAGTATCTTGATAAAACCATTTACCATATTGATTTGATTCCAGCTACCGACTTTGAACTCATGCGTGCTTTATCAATGTGTGAAAAGAGAGGTGGTGTAGTTGGTTCATTCTCCCAGTTCTTACCAACATTGAACAATGTTAAACCTGGTTCCGAAGAAGCTCCACCATTGTTCTCTCGTCAATTCTTCCTAGAAGATATTTTGGGCTTAACTAGCGAACAACGCATTAGAAATGACCGCTTAATTGAAGAAGAAGCTCAATCTATTATGGCAAAAGCTGACGCAGCTAAAGAAGAAGGTGGCGGTGAAGAAGAAGGTGAAGATGAAGATTTAGGATTCTAAATTTACACACTATAATATAATAATCAATGGTGGTTTCTGTAATGAAGCCACCATTTTTTATAAATACATTATAATGGGAGATAAATTTATGGAAGTAGTAATGACAAAAACAGCTCCAGCAGATTTCTTAACATTTTTAGCAAGCTCACAAAATAATGAAGTAGAAAAACTCTATTCTTTTGCAGTTGATTCTCTCGTATTTGCCGATAAAATTAACATTTATCATTGGCAGTGCGAAAGTGGTTTCCAACATACTCAATTTGAAGCACTCTATGATGTTATTCGTGATTTTGGTGATAAACTTGTAGAAACAGTTCTTTCTATGGGTATTCCATTCAAAATGACCAGCAAAACATATAACATAAATGACGAATTATTTGATTTGAATGGTGCTTTAATCAAGATAGAAGCATTTAGAGATGAATTGGAAAATCTAAAAAGAGCATATAGCACTAAAATTAGTCTTGAAAATTTGTTTGGTGATACCATTGAACAAATTGATAAAATCGTTGGTTTGTTAAAGAACTTCAAGTAATGGGGTGAAATTATGAATTTTAATGATTACATTAAACAAGAATTTAAGAAGGTAACACCTGTTATCAATGAAAACATGGCTGAAGCAGGTGATACTGATGCTTTTGAAGGTTCTCAATGGATGGGCCCTCACCATCACAAGTATGTAATTTGGGATAATCAAACTGGTTACGGATATACTGGTGATGTTCTAATGGATAACCCAGACCATAAAGAAGGTTTAGCACCTTGTTGCGACCACATCCATTTGATTATGAATTGGGAAGTATTACCATTGGGTGATATGCACTCACACAAATTATTGAAACCTGAACAAGTAGCAGTAGATACAGATATTGGTAGTGTTCCTCGTCAAGAAGTTGGCGTACTCCCTTATGTTCGCCCAAATTCTGCCCCTATTAAAAACCAATAACTAGCCTAAGTTCATAAATACAATAAGAGAAAATTTAGGAGAAATTAAATATGTCAATGAGTAACAACATGTCTGTATTCACTACTAGCATTAAGAACCTACCTGATTTGGCAAAGAACTATCTTTACCAGATCATATTTGAATATGAAAGTGGTTCTGTTTTGGCTAATGTGATTGGAACAGACGATTTTATGCTTCGTGCTAAAACCGCTTCTATTCCACAGAAAGATTTTGGTGATTTGAGTACTGAATATATGGGAACTAAACTTGTATATCCTGGTAAGGCTACAATGGCTAACACATTTGATGTAACATTTGACGAATTCCAGGATATGTACATTTCTAAGGCATTACATAGATGGCAAAACTTGCTATTCAATGGTGGTTTCCAAAACGATATTGATGTTGGTGGTATCACTGGTGGTGCTTCTTCAAACTATCTTAAAGATTATTGTGCTACAGTTCGTGTAGTTCTTTATGATTCTGCTTTGAAGAGTAAACTACCTGTTGAATATAAGTTCTATTATGTTTGGCCGAAGACTGTTGCTTCTGTATCTTTGGGTATGGAATCCGCAGAAAAGGTACAACGCCAGGTAACATTCCAATACTCTACATTTGAATTAGTCGCTACAGGCGAATAATCACATCAGTTTATACAACATAAATAAGAGAACTCGTATGGGTTCTCTTTTTTTTTAAAGTGAGAAAAATTAGCCCAAAATTTTCATAAATACATAGTGTATAACACAAAATAGTTCATTAGTAAATTGGAGGAAAACCAAAATGGATAAAATTCTTGAAAAACTTGCTGGTGTTTTGACTGCGGAAGATTTGCAGGAAATCAAAGAATCCTTTGAATCAGCCGTAGAAGAAAGACTAAAAGTAAAATTAGAAGAAGAAAAACAAGCCATCGCCAAGAAAGCTGATGAATTTTGTAATCAAAGAATCAAGGAAGAAGTTGAAAAGAAGACTTTGGAATTGGAAAATCTCGCAAATCAGTATTGTGAAGAACGCTGTGCCAAGATTACTGAAAAGGCACAAGAAAAACTTGATACCCAATGTAAGAAATTGGAAGAAGCTGCTGAACAATACATTTACGAATACTTTGATGAAAAATTCACAGAAAAGTATGGCAAGGAACTTGAGGCTCTTGAAGAAAAAGTTATTACTGGTTTAGATAAGTATTTGGAATACAACATCGCTGAAAAGATTAGTGATAAACTCATTAATAAGACTGCTATGACTGAAACATACGCTCCAATCATTGAAGGTATTCAACACCTCTTTGAAGAACAGTATGTTCCAATGGATTTGACCGGTTCAAAGAAATTGCGTGAAGCAAAAGCTGAAAACGCAGAATTGGAAAAATCTTTGAAGAAACAACTTGCTGAAAATATGCGTCTAATTGACCTTGTTGAAGATTCCACAAAGAAGGCTACTATTGCTGAAAAGACCTATGGACTTGATGCTACACAGAAGGCTAGAGTACAGAAATTCTTTGAAAGCAAATCACTAAGTGAAACAAAGAAAGACATTGATGACTATGTTGAAATGATTACTGAACAATCTATCAATATGCGTAACAATCGTGCTAATTTGTTTGAAAAGAAATCTCGTCCAGTTTCTCGCTCTGCTAAAACAGAACAAGTAATTGAACAAGATAATACTATTATGGAAAAATACAAGAAATCCACACCATCTAACCGTTTCCTAGACGAAGCTGCTAGATATATGGAAGAAAATTAGTAACAAATTCACAGACAAAAAAATTATAAATACAATATATAAACAAAAACTCATTTATATAGGAGAATCAAAATGAATACAATTAAAAACACATTGGTAGAAAACTTGGCTACTCAGGGTCAAGAACGTCTATCAATCGCATCTATCAAAGATAAGTATATTCGTGAAAACATGAAGAAGCTTATGGAAAACCAGATCCGTCAGGATGTTGGAACCGCTTTGAACGAAGACTTCACAATGGGTGTAGGTGCTCCACTTGGTGCTGACCAGGGTATCCCTCATGGTGGTGATGCAAAGGCCGTCTTTGCTCCAATTTCTTTGGCACTCGTCCGCCGTGTATTCCCACAGTTGTTTGCTAACGTACTCGTTGGTGTTCAGCCTCTTTCCGGCCCTGTTGGTTTGGCTTTCGCCCTTCGTTATGTTTACAAAGACGCTGCAAATCCTGAAAAATTGGTTGAAGCTGCTTGGAAGGCTGTTCCTGAATATTCAGGCTTCTCTGGCTCTACCGCTAACACAAGTGGTGCTCCAGACGCAGGTACTGGTGTAGATACACAATCTGCCGAAGCTTGGAAGATTACAGGTGATTATGGTGAAATCCAGACCCATAATGATTTCAATACTGGCCTTCGTGGTAAGATTCCTGAACTTGGTTTGATGTTCTCTCGTCAGTCCATCGTTGCCAAGACTCGTAAACTTGCTGCTTCCTTCTCTCTTGAATCTGCTGAAGATATTAAGAGAATGCAGGGTGTAGAAATGATGCAAGAAATGGTTAATGTTCTTCA